CGCCGTCGTCGCCGCCCGCCTCGTGATCGGTGCGGCCGTGCTGCTCGGCGTGGCGGCGGCCCGGGGCTCGCCGGCGCACTGGCCGGTCCCGATCGCCCTCGGCGGCGCGCTCGCGGTGGACGTGGCGCGGGCGCGGCTGGAGCTCCCGCCTCGGGTCGAGCTCGCCATCTNCCTCGCGGCGCCGGCGCTGTCGGCGTGGTGCGCGCTGCGGGTGCTCGGACGGCTCGGGCCGTGGGCGGCGCCCGTCGCGCCAGGCGTGCTCTGGGGCGCGGTGCTGTGGCGGGCGCTCGCCGTGCCCGGGGCCTGGGAGCAGGCCCACCTCGAGGGGCACGTGGGGGCGCTCCTCGTGCAGGCGGCCGCAGCGGCGCTCTGGTGGCGCTCCCCGCGCTCGCGGGACGTCTCGGTGACGTGCGTGTGGGTGCTCGCCGCGGGCGACGTGATCGGGCTCATGGGTCCGCTCGCGCTCGGCGGGCCGTGGTGGATCGTCGCCGCGCAGGCCGGCATCGTCGGCGCGGCGCTTGTCGCGGTGCAGGGGTACGCCCTCAGGGCGGCCTGAACCCCGCCGGGCGGCGCGGCGAAGGCGGGGGCGGGTCAGGCGGACGGCGCGCTCGCGCGAGGTCGCGCACCACGAGCGCGAGCACCACGAGCGCGGCGCTCTGGCCCGTCGCGACGATGAGCAGCACGATCGCCAGCGGCGTCCACACCCCGGCCGGCCATCATCGCTCGGGCGTCTTCGGTGCGCTGGGAGCCTGCGGCATGGGCGGCCGCGGCTGCTGCTCGACGGGCAGGGTCGCAGGTGGCTTCGTAGGCGGCGGAGGTGGCGGGGGTTCGGTCGGGAGGATCCCGCCGTCGTCGCCGGGTGAGGCGTCGAGCACGAGGCGCAGCCGGCGCTCCTCCTCGTCGAGATCGCGCCGGGTCCTGGCGATCGTGGCAAGTCTGTCTCTGATCTGGTCGCTCGTCATGGTGTCCTCCCGGTCTGCTGCTGTTGTGCGGGCGGGGGTTCGCGCCCCGTCGCGGCGTGGATGATACCTGCAATTCCGCCGCTGCCGACGAGCGCGGTGATCAGAGCGATCGCGGTGCGCTTCGACACGAGCGGCGTGGACGCCTTCGCGCGAGCCTCCTCGGCGGAGACGAGGCGCTCGATGGTCCGCTGCATCTCGCAGACGGCGCCGACGAGCCCGCTCCCGGGGCGCCCAGGCGAAGGGGGCTTTCCGAGCGTCTCCTTGATCTCGGCGACGTCGGCCTCGAGCCGGTGCATCCCATAGGGCTCGATCGGCGCGCCGTCGTGCGGCCCCTGCCGGCCATCGTCGTCGAGATCGGGATATGGCAGCGTGTGCCGGTGCGAATGCAGCTCGTCTCTCATGGGTCACCTCAGCAGCCGGCCGTGACCTCCACGACCGTATGATCCTCGGCGGACACCTCGACGAGCGTGTGCGCGGCCGCCGAGACGCGCACCTCCGGGCATGGGATGGCGGGGAGCTGCTCGACCGGCCCATCGCCCGGGCCTCCGAGGCCCCAGGACACGATCGCGTGTCCGAGCTGCGAGAGCAAGCCCAGGAGGTTCATCGCGCCATCACCTGCAGGTCAAACGTGCTCGCTGCGACCGGGTGCGCGGCGCCCGTGACCGTCAGCCAGGGCGTGATCCGCCACGTCCGCGGCGCGTCCGTGTCGCTCGCCTGGTAGCGGTGCTCGACGATGAGCTCGGCCTCGGTCTGCTCGAGGATCGTGGTAGCCCACGTCTCCGCGTCCCCGGTGCGCCGGTCCGTCACCTCGAGCTCGACGAGGGTCACCAGCGAGAGATCGGGGACGGCGTCGCTAGCGGCGATCACCACGCGGAGCGCGACGGGGTCGCGGGCGCCCTGCCGGATGCAGTACCGCGGGATCACAGTGGAGCAGCTCATTCCGGGGCCCCCCTCCTCGCCGGGACGCCGGCGCCGAGCGTGATCGCGTTGCCCGAACCGTCGCGCAGCGTGTGCGTGCAGAGGATCGACCCGTCCTCTCGATGCGTGATGAGCCGCCCACCGTCGACGGTGTCGACCTCCTGCTGCCCGTGCACGTGGCCGAGCACGTACTCCATGCTCTCCGCCACGTCGGCCAGCGCCGCGGCCGTGGCCATGCCGGCCTGTATCTCGGCCACCGCGGAGGCGTCAAGGGCCCCGGCGTCGACCGCGCCGACCTCGAGCGTCATCGCGTCGCCTGGCGCCGCGAGCCCGCCGACGTGGAGCTCGACGGCCGCCACCAGCACGCCGTCAGCCTCGACGAGCGCCAGGTAGCGCCCCGCCGCGCCCCCCGGCCACGTCGCCTCGTACGTGCCCGGCTCGTCGAGCTCGGCCATGGTCTGGTCGAGCTGCACGACCTCCCCCCGCGCGCCGTAGCTGCCGTCAGCCCAGTCATACCAGAGCCCGTCGACGCGCCGGATCCGGACGGTCACGGTCGCGCCAGACACGGGCGTGCCGTCGTCCGCGACGTGCACATACGTGATGGGCTCCGGCGTCGAGGGCCGGGGATACGCGGTGGCCATGGCTCAGCCCTCACCCTCGTTCGGCGCGAGCCCGACGTACTCGTACGTCCCATCCAGCGCGATCCGGAGATCCTCGAGCGCGCCGTCGTCGCTGAGCTCGATCGTGACGAGTTGCTCCGGCACGAGCGGGCCCACCGAGACGGTGACGCTGGGGGGCAGGTAGTCGCGCAGGTACCTGGTAGTCGGACCGATACGGCGGAACACGTGATGTGACATAGACGACTCCTTTACGGCTCAAAGCCAATGGTCACGAAGGTGTCCACCGGCGAATTGGTGACGGTGCCAGATAAGACGACCTGCACCGCGATCTCCTGCCCAGCGGACAGGGCAACGTCCCCGGTCGCGTCGCCCTGCCGATCCAGGACGCCCAGGGACATCGTGAGCTCGGTCGGCGTGGCGACGTCGTTCTCGACGGTGCAGAGGGTCACCGTGTACTGCCCGGTACCATCGGCGGAGAATCCAGGGGTCGAGTTGGTCAAGTGCATGCTGACCGCGCGGCACGCCTTCGGGACGCGAACCCGCTTGACCGACGTCGGGGCCGTTTGCGCCGTGTAGCCTGGAAGTAGGTAACGAGTCCCGGTCGTCCCCAATGCGTTCGCGCCCCATACGATCGGCGCCCCCACGTCTCCACCGGGCGAGCCCTGCTCCCCCTGGGGGCCCTGCGGCCCTCGCCGACCGCCGATTCGCTCTGCGACTGCCATTATCATTCCTCCGGAACGCCCGCCGCCCGGTAGTACTGGACGAACACCATGAATCTAGGCAGGGTGATCCCGGTGCCTTCTTTCTCAATCTTTATCGTGAGGTAGTGACCAGCCGGGATTGACGTGCTGCCCGGATAGTAGAAGTGGATCGGCCTGAAGGCGGTCCAGTGGCCTGACCTGTACTGCACAGAGCCCGGGTTCAGCGCAGTTCTTAATGCGGCCACGGTGTGGACGATTGCCCCGGTGGCCCCGTTGCGACACAACATGGTGATCAGGGCGCGGTTCGTGTCATTTACCACCAGGCTGTCACACGGGATGAGCACGACGTTGGTGACTCTCTGCGCACTCAGTACCAAATCAGTGATGGGCGTCTCCGCAAGCCCTTCCATGTCGTCGCTGTCAGCTAAGAGCTTCGTGTATGTGCGCACGTTCGGCAAGTCACGCTCTGTCGCCAGCGCAGACGCCTCCAGAAACGGCGCAGTCCGTACTCCGACGCGCCCATCCGAGAGGATGCCGATCTCTCCGACCTCGGAGGGCCACCCCTCCACAAGGGCCCCGCTGGACCCGACTCGGAGACGCTGAGCGACGGTCACGCTGTTGAACGACGGGTCGGGGCCGAGCGACTCCGACGCCCCGGCGATCGCGACGTTGGTCCTATTGTTCGCGGGGTCGTCCGTGACCACGACGCCCGCGCCGGCGAAGTTGATCGCGGGGCGCTCTGGTAGCTCGACGCCCGCAGCGAGGATGCGGCGGACGCCAAAGAACAGCGTGTCGATCCAGCTGAGCATAGTCATGTCCTGTCGAGCCTTGTATAGGTGTAGCTGACAAGCAGTCCAAGAAAAATAGCCCCAGCGATTGCGTTTGTGCCTGACTCACTGGTAAGCACCGCGTAATATCTACCAGTTCCTCGATCGACGGTGTGCGCGGGGTCAATATCGACAGTGATGTTGTGGAACCCCTCATACTCTACCGTCGACCCGGACGGGTCGGTAGCGCTCCACTCGGCGTTGGGGTCGCCGCTGATCGTGATGTTGCGCCTATAGACCGTCAGCGTCGGCATGTTCTCAGGCAGCGCCGGGTGCGTGAACTGCCCAGAGTACCGCGCCGTCACCTTTGTGATGTTGGCCAGGTCCGGCACATCGATTGGAATTAGTAGTTTGCTCGCGGACGTCGATGTCGTGACCCAGCAAAAAAGGCTCGGATCGAACGGGTCTACCTGAAGGGCCCATCCGCTGACCGGGATACACACTCCCTGCTGTACGTCGACAACCGTCCGCGAGCCGACGAAAAACCCAACCCCGGATGTGACGCTCCCGCCGGCTGATACGCCGGCGGTCGAGTTCACCTGTAACGCCTGGACAGTGCCAGTGTTCAGGTTCGCAGATGTCAGGAGGCCATCGACGGTAGCTGCACCACCAACGTCGATGTCGCCATCGATGTCGGCATCGCCGAGCGCGTTCAGATTTCCTACGGTCACAGAATCCTGGCCGTCGATGATCCTGCGCTTCAGGTACTGCGTCCGGTCGAGCAACACCTCCGCAGCGACGTTCACGCTCGCCGCGTCGCGCACCGTCCCGTCGTTGACGAGCTCCGCGCTCGCCGGAAACCGGTCCTGTCCTTCGTATTGCGCCATTCAGACCTCCACATAACGCGCGTCTTCGCGCCTGGACTTCACGCGCCCGCCCGCGCCGTCGTCCTTGCTCCAGTGCCCCCAGTGCCCGTCAGGCATGCCCGGCGCGCCCGGTGGCGAGGCTGGGTCGAAGCTCGCCGGGTCGTAGGCGACGATCAGCATCCGACACAGCGAGTGCGAGCCCTTCCATTGCTGGATCAGCGACTTGATCGCCGCGACGGTGCCCGTCGCCACGTCGAGTCCAAAGGCCTTGCCCGCGCCCCAAGTCTGCCCGTCACCGCCGCCCCAGTCCCCCGCATCATCCCAGTGCGGCGGATAGACGATGACCCAGAAGTCCGACCAATTCCCGGCGTTCTGCGGGTGCGTGATCGAGTCCCAGTCCCAGTTGTTCGGCTCCGCTCGATGCCAGAGGAGCTCGCCGGAAGGCTCGAGCGTGTACCAGACCCCGGAGCGCGTCACGATGCGGACCCGCGGCGCGCCGGGGTAGAGGAACGTCTGGAGCGCGAGCGCGAGCGTGTAGGCGTTGCCCGCTGCGCGCCAGTAGTCGAGCCATCGAACGAGCTCCGCGGCATAGGCCGCGTCGGTCTGCTCGGGGCCGCGGATGATGCGCCGATCCCGCCCGATGTACGGGAGAGCCGTGGGCGTGCCGTGGCCGGGCATCCTAGCTTGGATCCCCTGCACGAGCACCTCCGCGCCTGCATCGAGGACGGAAGCGATCGCGTAGAGGACGCGGAACCCGACCGTTCTACCGGGTCGGTCCGACAGCCACGGAGGCACGTAGCGCCGGAGCGTCTCGCGGAAGCTCAGCTTGGCCATGCAACCCCCCGTTGACCTGCCTGTGATCTCATGACGCCACCCGCAGCACGGTGATCGAGTGATCACCCGGCACAGGCACTTCGCTCTCCGCGAGCGAGGTGTCTCCTGGGCCAGTCGGCTCGAAATGGACGATGAACTTCGATACACCCTCCACCACGCCTATGATCGCGTTCTGGAAGATGTGGCCGGGCGGCGTGGTGAGAACGTAGCCACCGATCGGTGCCTCAGCCAGATAGGCATCAATCGCGTTATAGAACATCGCCTGCCACTCCGCGTCGCCCAGGTTCGCGGCGGACTGCACCCATGCCGTCCCCGTGACCGCGATTGTCTTCGGGATCGCGCTCGCGACGGTGCACGTGATGCCGAGCGGAACGACCTTGCTTTGGATTGCCTTGTCGACCGCGCCGAGATCCGTTGAATCGTCACCGATCGTGCCAGGGACCGCGCCGCTTGGGCTGGCGACGTAGACCGTTACATGCCCGATGGAGCTCGCCGTGCTCACCCACACGCGGTTGACGTTCACGGGCTGACCGTCTGCCCGGAGCGCGCTCTTCGCCCAATACTCGTAGGCGGCCTGCGGACCATTCGGTGATAGCGCCCCGAGCGAGTCACGGCAGCGCTGGCGCAACGCCGGGTCGGACTCCTCGTCCCGCCCGATGAGCGCCACCGGGTTGCTGCACGTGACCTGCAGCATCGTCGTCACGATCTCGGTGATCTCCCCGGCGCTCGACGAGCTCGCTGAACCGGCCTCGAAGGCGATCACGTCGACCGAGAGCGTCTGCCCTGGGTTGAGGGTGAAGGCCGAGATGTTCTTGTACTGCGCGCCCGTCGTGGGGTTCTTGCAGATGAACTCTCCCGCGCCGAACGAGAAGAGCCCGCCCCCGCCGTTGACGAGCGTCACCTGCCCGCTCGCAAACGTCGCCTCGATCCGCTGGACGCCGTAAACGTAGTAAGCGAGGAGCGTCAGCCAAACACCCTCGGCGAGATCCAGGAAGTTGGACCTGACAACGGTAGTGACCACCTGCGTGAACCCAGCGAAAATAGCCGCGATGATGGCCACGATCGTCCGGGCGACGGCGCCCTCCTGCCAGGACGTGATCGGGAGGCCGGACGCCGTCATGAGCCGGTAAATCGAGTCCTTGATCTGCTCCTTCGTGAGCGGCTGAATAAGCTGATCGATCGGGAGCATCAGACGCCTCCGTTGAGCGCCGCGCCGGCCTCCGAGACCGACACGGTGAATGTGAACGGCCCGTCCTCGGCCCGGACGCTGAACGCGAGTTCGAGCACGGTATCCGTCGACGAAACGACCGTCACCGAGCAGTCGTGCACCCGCTCGTCTTTGAGGACCTCGGCGCGAATCTCTCCGGGCATGGCGGCGAGCTGCGCCTGGGTCAGGCCGCGGGACAGGTACTCACGGACGTCAAGCCCGTAGTCGGGCGCATCGATGACGCTCCCGCGCGGCGAGGTCAGCCGGCGATAGATGGACTGGGCAAGTGTCGTGTACCCAGACACGAGCGGGAATCCTGCAGGGATGTCGTCGGTGCAGGCGATGTCTACGCCGAGCTCCGTAGCGTCGGCAGGGCCGGGCGCCGCGGTCTCGTTGAACTCCGCCTCTGCTGCGGCCAAGAAGTCCTCGAACAGGCTCATGCTCCTGTCACCTTCGTCGTCGCGTATCCGGTGATGCCGGATAGGGTTCCTTGCAGAGTCGCAGCCGCCGCCGCGATCTGCGCAGCGGTCGTCGCTGACCCGGCCGCGGCCGCGAACACCGAGAGCGCGGACGCGAGCGCCTCCACCTGGGGGCCCATCGCCAGGGGCTGTACCCCGCCAGCGAGCGCCACTTGGGCGGCTGACGGACCGACACGGACCGTCGTCTGCGCGTCGAGCGTCAGCGACACCGGGACGAAGCCGCCGGCCTCGTCGGAGAAATGCGTCACGCGCGGCTTCGCCGGGTCGCCCTCGAGGAACTCGACGAGCACGATCGAGCCGAGCGTGGGCTCGGTGGTCATACCGGGCAGTCCAGGCACGATGGAGATCGGGAGCACATCTGGCAGCCCGAGCGCGCGGTTCACGGCCTGGAGCTGCAGTCGGCCGTCGATGTTCCGCGCGACGACGCGATAGCGGTACATCCCCAAGAACGGGAGGCGCGGCAGGAGATGCGGAATGAGCGCCCGGAGCGCGGCGAGCAGGCGATTCTCGTTCACAGCTCCACCCCCCATGCATAGGCGCGCAGGGCGCCCTTGCTGACCTCTATGTCCAGCTGCCGGACGACGAGCGGCCTGGCCAGACGCGCTCGGAGCACGGAGCCGATCACGACCGCGCCCGGATCATCGAGTGCGAGGGTCGCGAGCTTGTCCCTAGGATCGAAGCTGAGCAGCTCGTAGGCGTTCGCCTCCAATTCGATCTGCGCGCGTACGCCCGTGCGCGTCGTACCCTGGTAGTCGACCCACCACGGCGTCGAGGGCAGCAGCTGCTCGAGCACGCGCGACGCCGGGCCCGCCGCGCGCACGAAGTCGATCCCGATGATGCGGCCGGCGGCTCCGGAAACGTCGAGCGTCTCGCCTACCGCTTGCGCCGTGTCGAGCGCCACGGTCGCAGCAGTGACACCGGCGTCGTTATGGTAATGCTTCGCTGCGACGCTGCGAGACCAGCCGCCCGCGCCTGCGATGACACGCGCGACGGACGTCGCGCCAAAAATGCCCGTGTGCTCCGGGACCACGGTGCCTCGGAGCTCCAGCGCTCCGAGCTCCACCGTCGCCGCGCCGGACAGCTGCACAGCCGTGTCGAGCTCGACGTCGGCGATCCACATCCCGGCGTACGGGACGTGGAGAGACGCCGTCGTCACGCGGTGGCCGTTGATTGTGGCGAACAACTTCATAAAAGGCTCTTCACCTGCTCGACGAGGTTAAGGATCACCCGGTCGGCCTCGTCCTCCGCCCTGGGCTCGTTGAGCTGCGCCGTGCTGCCCTCGGGCTTGGTCAAGAACGGTTTCGGCGCGCGGTACTGGATGAACTTGATGTCCTGCGCCCAGAGACCCGGCTCGATCTGCACCTGCTGCAGGACGTCCTCGACCACCACGGACTTGATATTGAGGGGCTCTTCCGAGTGATACGGGTGGTAGTAGTCCAGGGCCTTTGGTCGCGTCCCGCGCTGCGGACGCGCGAGGAGCCGGGAGAACACCTCCCACTGGGCGAAGTGCTGCGGCTCCCAGAGGAGCAACCGCACCTGGAACTTGGCGAGCCCGTCGCCCGTGAACACGAGGAAAGCGCCGGAGATACCATAGCCCTTGCGCTCGTCCCAGTTCCGAGGCGAGCCGGCGCCCGACACGATCGCGAGCCCAGGCGATGGCTGCCCCGCCAGAACGATCACGTCGTAGAGGTCCGCGTTCTCAATGGGGTTCGGCATCAGGCCCCCTCCGGCATCAGGCCCACGCCGGCGGAGAGCGCCGCGCCCTCGATTGCCTCGGCCACGCGACGAGCGAAGTCCAACGCGGTCATCTCGTCGGCGTCCTTCACGCCGTAGATGTTGATGTTGTAGGTGTTGCCGCCTGCTGTCGCGGCCACGCCCACGCGCCCAGGCGCGGCGCCTCCTTCGAGCCCATCCACGGCGGCCGCCCCCAGGCCGCGCGATGCTGCCTTGGCGTCCGCCGTCCCGGCCTCGATCTCCTGCGTGAACCCCAGCCGGAAGTTCATGCCGGAGCGAGCGGCAACGCGTGATGGAGAGTGCTCGTCCAGCACCGAGCGGAGCGCCGAGATCGCGCTCCTGCCGAGCTCGGACACTGCCGAGACCACCTTGGCGATCCCGTTACGCACGCCCCCCACGAAGCCGTCGACGAGGTCCGCCGCGAGCTGCCCGAAGTCGAGCCCCTTGATCGCGTCGTAGGCCGCCTTGAGGGCGATATAGAGCCCGTAGACGGCGAGCCCGGCGAGCGCGAACGGCGTCACGAGGACAACACCGACGAGCGTTGCAGCGGCCATCAGGGCGCCCAAAGGGGCCAGCGAGAGGGCGATCGCCGCGGCGAGGAGCCCCACCGTCACCACGAGCGCCCCCATGGTCGCGATGCCGGCGTAGACGGCCAACCTGATGCCGTCGATCTTGCTCTTGGTCCCGCCGCCAAACGTATCCTCGAAGGCTTTTTTGAGGCGCAGGACCCCGATCAGGACCACGAGCGCCGCGATGATCAGGCCCTTGAAAAACGCCTGCACGTAGGGCGACGCCCGGCCCACGGCCTCGAAGAGCGGATTGAGCAGCCCCTCGATCACCACCTTGAGCGCGCGGCCGCTCACCGTGTTCTGATCGAAGAGTCGGAGCACGCCCTGAAGCCCGCGCAAGAACGGCTCGATCTGCACGTCGCTGAACAGCCCGGCAATGTTCTCCCTCGCGCGGGTGAGCTGCACCCCGAAGCCGAGAAGCTGCGCGGCCGCGATCTTGCCGAACTTGGCCCGTACGGCATCGTCGAGCGCCTCGAGGCCTTCCTCGACGCGCACACGGCCGCTCTGGATTGCGGCCATCGCCGCCTGGAAGCTCACGCCCATGCGCCGGGCGAGAGCCCGCCCCACGTCGGCGAGCTGCAATCCGGTCCCGTCGAGGGAGAAGGCATTGAGCACAAACACGCGCGTGCGCGCCGCCTGCGCCGCGATGCCCTGGAGCGTCGCGCCCGCCGCTTGGCCCATGACAGCCGTCGTCGTGGCGACCGCGGAAAAAGCCGCCTCGAGCGCGCGCCCCTGAAGCCGAGTGCGCCCGAGTGCCAGCGCCATATCGTTGAGCTGCGAGCGTGCGAGCGCCACACGAGCGGCGAGGAGCTCGACCTGCACGGCCAGCCGTTGATCGGCGCCGCTGCCGGCGTTCACGGCGTCGAACAGCAGGTTCAACGAGCGCGTGGAGTCCGCGGCCGCGAGTGCGAACGAGGAAAGCGCGGCGGTCGCAGCGACGAGGCCTGCAACCAGGACCGCCACGGCGGCGGCAAGAGCGAGCGCCGCGCCAGCCATCCCCACTTTGCCTAACCGCTGCGTGAGCTGTCCTAGCAGGCCGGATAGCCCGCCCGCTGGTGCCTGGGCTTCCTCCACAGCTTCTGTCACTTCGGTCATGGCGCTCGAGGTCTCCTCGCTCGCGCGCTGAACCCTCCCGAAGGTCCCGCCGAGTTGAACGTACGTCTCCTGCGCGCTCGCGAGCGCGGCGCGCTTCGCGGCGATCTGGTCGCGCAGCTGCGCAAACGCTGCGCTGCTGACGTTGCCCCCCTGCTGCATTCGGCGGAGAGCAGCCTGCATGTCGGTCAGCGCCGCCTGATCCGCCCGGATGGTCTCGCGCAGCCGCCGCAGTGTCGACTCCAGATCCTCGGCGTCCTTCGCGCCTTTAGCCTGGATGTCGATCGCAAACCTGGCTTCTTGGTCAGCTGCGGCCATCGTCATCCTCCGAGCGCTCGCCGGAGCTGCTCGAGCTCGTGCGCGACGCGCCGGAACTCTCGCAGCAGCACGACGGCCCCTGCCGCGCTCTGCACGAAGCTCCGATCGCTCTCTCCTCGCTCCTGTATCAGCACCCTGATCAGCTCTGCTGACAGCCCGTCGTCCTCGCGCGCCCTCTCGACGAGCTCATTTATTTTCCCGATAGCTCGCGGACCTTCATCCCGCCGAGCTCACAGACCGCGATGGCGCACTCCCCGAGAATGCCGGGGCGCTCCTCGATCATGGCGTCGAAGCACTCGAGCGTCGGATACACGACCGATGGCCGTACGAGCTTCCGAGTCTCGGCCGCGTTGATCGCCTTCGGATCGAGCTCTTGAAACCTCTTGAAAAGCAGGCGTTCCGGCCGCTTGACGATCACCATCCCATCGAGCGTGTCGACGCGTCGGATGTGCGTGCCGAGCGGGCCGTACTTCTGCTCCGCCTCCTCGAGCGCCTGTGCCTCGGCCGCGGCGCGCCTCGTGCGCTCGATCTCCGCGCTCAGCTCGCGGACGCGCCGGTCCCGCGCGATCTTTTCCTGTACCGCGCGCTCCTCGGCCTGGGCGGCCGCAAGCTCGGCCTCGAGCCTGGCGAGCTCCGGATCCTTCTCGTTCAGCTTCTCGGACATGATCAGTACCTCCCTTCTGAATTGTCGAAGAGCGAGAGCCCATCGCCGTCCTTCACGTACAGGCAATCGAACGGGATTGTCTCCTTGAGCGGGTCCGTCCCCTGCTTGGCGCTCGGGGTGCGGCCGGACAACTTGCAACCATAAAGCACATCGTCGATCACCAGATCGCCTTCAACGGCCTGCACGGTGATCGTGAATTCCACCCTGCCATAGCTCTTCCCGTCAGGGGCCTTGGACGCGAGGAACTGCCGAAACGCCTTAGCCGTGTCTTTGTGCATGACCATCGAGCAATTCGACACGTCGTACTGGCCGCAGGTCATGCCGCGCGGCGCCTGCGCGCGCCCCGTGCCGCGGATCTTCGTGCGCTCGAGCTTCTCTTCGTAGTTGATCTCCTCGATGCCAAAGAATTCTTCTCCATCAACTTTGATTATCAGCGACGCCCACGAGAACGCGTCGCCCTTGACTCTGTAAACATCCCTTCCGTCGGCCATGGTCTCACCTCATCCGATCACGGTCGCAGCGGCCTTGTCCGACGCGACGAGCGCGACGGTGCCCCGGAACCTCTTGGGATACGCGAGCGGCACCACCCTCACGGTCCAGCTGATCTCGCCCGTGCGCAGCACATCGTCCGTGCGCGAGATCGCGAACGTCGCGGAGCTCGCCTTGCGCTGCCCGACGACCTCGCGCGCCAGTGCGGCGTTGATCACGCTGTCGATGGCTCGCGCGTCCTCGGGCCGGATCTGGCCGCTGCCATCGCTCTTCACGAGGAAGCCACGCGAGAGCAGCGGCTCGAGCTCGCGCCGCGCGATGACGCAGCAGAGGTCGATCACGAGCCCGTGCTGCATCCAGAGGAAGTCAGAGCCCGCCGGCGAGAACAGGCGGAGGTTGTTGACCCACACCCCGTTGCGCCCCTCCCACGAGCGCAGCGTAGTGAAGCGCGCGTCATCGAGGCCGGGGTTGATGGTCTCGTCGTGGTGCTTCGGGTTGCCGTTCTGATCCCGGATGTAGACGCCCGGAAGCGGCCCGTAGCGGAGCTCGGCGATGTCGACCTCTTCGGCCACCGACGCGGACAGGGGGCCGACCACGTACGCCGGCGAGCGGCGGAATCGCCAGCGGTTCCCCACCGAGCTGTCGATGTCCGCGGCGCCGGCGCAGAGCGCCACCCGCCGCGACGAAGACGCGCTGAACAGGGTCTGCATCGCGGTGAGGTACTGCGCCTCGGTCTCCCCGCTGTTCGGCCGGCGCGCGTGCGCGATTGCGCGTCGCGGACGCCCCGCCGCCTCCATCGCCGTCATCGCGGCGTCGAGCGCGGACAGCAGGGTCGTGTCCATGTCCGTGAGCACCAGCAGGCGAGTCCACGGCGATTGCGTCTGCCGGAGGGCAGTGAGCGCCGCGGTGAGCTCCACGCCGCTGGGCTTCGGAGCCGCTGTCGAGAATGACAGCGTCTCGTCCGCCTCGACGTCACCCGCGGCGAGATCGACCGCAATGTTGTTCGCCTCGGGGATCACGATCGACGTCGCCGTGCCGAGCGCCCGCGTCGGGCCGAAGTTCTGGCCGCCGTCGAGGGAGACCTGGTAGGTGATGCCGGCGATGCCAACCGTGCCGCCTGTGATCGTCTTGATCACGATGTCCATGTCGTCCGCCGGCAGCGGCGCCGCCGCGAGCGTCGGAACGCTCGTGCCAGTCCAGTCGTCATCGTTCAGCGTTCCAAAGGCCCCGGGCGTGCCGGTCGCTGCCGTGCGCACGAGGAGGACGCGGAGCCCGAAGCGCTCGATCGCGTACGCGGCCGCCTCGACGAGCGGGCCCTGGCCGTACTCGTTGATGACGTCCTGGATCTGCGTGAATGGCTGCGGCGTGTTGACCTCGCCGGCCGTTGCCGGCGCGACGATGGCGAGCACGGCATCGACCGGGGCGAGGATCCCCAGCTGGTTGTCCAATACGGTGATATCGACGCTCGGAGAACTCATGTGTCAGCACCCCTGCTCCGTGCCGCCGCCTGGGCGGACCAACAGCGTTTGACCATGGCCCTGTACCGCGCCAGTCTGCGGCTTTTGCTCTCCCAACACGGCCTGATCGAGCTCGAGAAGGAAGACCAACTCGTAGCCAAACTTCCGCTCGATCGGCGATCCCGCCCGTCGCGGCGAGGACAGGCGATAGAACCCTGGCATCCCCGGGCACGAGTGGATCGCCTCGATGACGCGATCGTGCAACTCGACAGCGGCGCACCACTGCGCGAACTCGTCGTTCGGCGCCGCGGGATCGTACGCCCACACGTACACCCGCGCGGTCAACTGCCATTCCCAAAGGTGGCGCGGGTTCCGCCCGATCTTCGCCGGCGGCCCGTAGCCGCCGAGTGCGTCGCTGTCGTCGCCCGGCGCGAAGACCACGCGGTTTGCCCGGCCAACCCCCTGGTTGATCTGCTTTGCGACCTCCCGGTCGCCGAAGGCAACGACGGTCTGCGCCGTCGCCTCGCGCGCTGCGAAGTAGTCCTTCACATGCTGGTAGAGGGCGGCGAGGCTCACGGGCGGCCCCCTTTCACATGCTGTCGGAACGGCGTGACGAAGCCGAGCCGGATAGCGTTGCCGAGTTTCGACGGTATCGAGCCCTGCGGGATGATCCGGCGCTTCGGTTTCCCGCCCGCGCCAAAGTGGTGAAACACGTGATGCCCCGTAAGGACGATGAGCACCACGGTGCCGAGCGCCTTGACGGAGATGGCATTGGCTGCGTTCGCGAGCGGCTTCCCCCCGTCGCGCTTGCGCGGCGCCCACGCGGTGCCGTCCGGCGCCCGTCCTGCCGAGGCCGATGCACGCAGCTCCGCCTCGACGTTGCGCGCGGCGATCGGCGCGGCGAGCTCGGGCAGGCGCGCGAGGGCGCGGCAGGCCTGGATCATCCGATCGAGCGCGGCGAAGTCACCACCGTTCATCGTTCCTCACCGCCTCTCGCTGCCGATCCATCCACGTATACGGGCTCGCCTCGGAATACCCAAAGGGCCCGCCCTTGTTGACGGCGCTCGCGCCTGGAGTCTCCTGACGCCTGGGCAGCTCGACGAGTCCCTCTTCGGAGTTGGCCGCCTCGTCGAGCCACTCCCAAGCCCGGTCGTTTGCCTCCTTGATCTCGGCGTCCTGCTCCGATGACGGATTGTATCCGCGTCGGAGGTAGAGCCGATACGCAACGGCCTGCGCGACATGATAGACGAGCACATCCGGATAGGGCTGCTCGAATGGCGCCGCGTAGCGCTTGATCAGCTTCGCGTCGAAAAGCGCCGAGATTTTCGTGCTGATCCGCTCGGTGATCCCAGGCTCGCGACGCTCGAGCTCGTCGATGTCCTCGGCCGGCATGATGCCGAGGTCTTTGACGTCAAGGAGGTTTGCGTACATCGACATGGGATCTCCTGACCCCAAAGCCCCGCCGGCAAAGCCGGTCGGGGTCGGGGCGGCGCGCTCCTGGGCGCCGGTTCGGGCTGCGGCTCAGGCCGCGGGGGTTAGGGCTCGGGGTCCGCGAGCGCCTCGTACTGCTCAGGCAGGTTACGTTCGCCGGTCGTTTCGATCCGGAACGCGAGGAACGGGTGCCCGTAGCTCGCTGCGTTGCGGCCCTGGAACTGCCACTCGAAAGCATCTCTCAACCCGAGGTCGACATCGCTCATGGGCGAGTAGCTGTTCATCGAGAATGGCGCGCGCTCCTGGTAGATGAGCGGGCCGAGCTCGTCGTCCTCGATCAACTCGCAGAACAGGTACCACGGGTTCCCCGGCTCGCTGAGCTCCGGGGCGACGATAGGAGCCTCGTAGTTGTAGGACAACTTGATCACGTTCGCCCCGGAAGCGCCACCCGTTCCACGAGGATCGGTGTACCACTCCGCGTTCAGCACCTGATTGAACGCGAACTGGTAATAGGACCCGCCTGCGACGATCCGCGGCACCAGGTGACGAGGCACGCCATCAGGGCCGGGGATGTCGCGGATGTACGCGGTGATCGCCGCAAGGTTGTTTGCGCTGAACGCGTACCCCAGGAACAGGTTGGTAAACGTCCCGCTGTCGGTCCCGATGTACGGGTTGATCGGGTGGTTCTCCCGGAAGAATGGCCCGTTGTCGTAGCAGGTCAGCGTCTTGCCGTTCTTGAGCAGGTAGGCCGCCCGCTCCTGCGGCCAATACGCGCCGTAGCTGCCGATCTGCCGAGCCCACGCGTTCGCACGGTCGAGCGGACCGCCGGAAACCGCCGGGCTCTCGAGTGCGTCGGCGATCTCGTCGGCCGTGAGGGACAGAGCGTCACCAAATTTCTCGTTCTCGATCTCCCAATAGATCTCTGTGAGATCCTCGAAGCTGTACCTGCCGCCGTTGTCGAGCGGTCGGATCTTCGCGGTCTCGAGCATCCACTGCAGAAGCTCACGCTTCGTGCTGCTGGTGCGCGTCCGCATGACGCGACGCCACCAGAGGTTCTGCTGCCGACGCGCCCAGCTGTTCACCAGGATGTAACGGAGATTGTCCTCGATGCGCCGGACGATCTGCGGGGTGACGATCAGGTTGCTCACGGCAAAACCTCCACCGCGACGAGCTTACCGTCGTCGCTCACGTCGAAGATGCGCCCGGCCTCGCTGGCGGACGTGTTGTCAGACGTCACTGTCTGGTCATCCTCCCAGTAGGCGAATTTCCCCCGGTCCTGCGCGGTGATCGGCGTGACGGTGGAGTTGTTCCACCACACGACATCGAAGGTGCGGTGAAAATCGATCTCGACCTTCTTTGCGCCGTTGGCGCCACCGGTGTTGTCGACCGTCTCACGGAAGCGGCCGCGCGAGAGGAGGTCCGCGGCCGCCACAGCAGGCTTATAAAAGCCGCGCGCTGGGCCAGCAGCAGAGATATCGAGGACCGCGGCGGCCCCCTTGTACGCCTTGACGCCGGCGGCCAGCGGCACCTTCGCACGGGAGATCCGCTCGTATCTACCGGGCCGTTCCTTCGTGACAGCCGCCATGACTCAGCCCTCCCCGCCCTGCGGCGCAACGACGACGGGCGTCAGGTTGGAGATCGAGAGCCTGTTGGTCCGCTGGTCGATGGTGACCGCCTGGACCGCTTCGCGCTGGACGCGCATGGCGCGGTCGACGAGGATCGCGGCGGGATCGTTGCCCGTGCTGCTCGATCCCGTGGCGCCACCGCGCGCCGGGGCGTTCGCGCGCTGCCCGCGCTCGCGGGTGCCATCGCCATGCGTCGCGTCCAGCAAGCCTTTGACGGTCTCGTAGGACTGCGTGCGCGCCCAGCGCAGCTGCGATTCGGACAGCACCTGTCCGCGCTCCCGAAGCAGCTGATCGCGCTTGAACGTGTCCATGTCCCTGACGATCGGAGCGAGCGCCTCGTTCATCATCGCGCGCAGCTGCTGCGCCATCTCCGGCGCCGCAGCGCGCGCAGGCATGGAGGCGCGCTGCGCGCGCGGGACGGCCGCCGGCTCCGCGAGGGCGGCCATCGGCGGCTTGTTGGGCTCCTCGGTCTCCTGCGCCATATCCGGCTTCTCCGCCTCCTGCGCGGCCGGCTCATCGCCGCCGCCCATGCCCTTGACCTTCTCCAGCAGCGCTTGAACCGCCGCCTTCGGATCCTCGGCCTCGAGGGCTGCCTCGAGGGCCGCGATCACCATCGGATCGACCATATCCATACTCCTCTGGCCGCCCATTCTGGCGACCAATGCTCTTCTCTCCTCTGCGCGCGCGACCATGGCGCGGGCGATGACTCCCTCCTGCGGCGTCCCCTTCACGGCGTACAGCGCATCGGAAAACGCCCAGACACCTTGCTCTTCGGCGGTGATCTCGGCTGGAGTGCTCGCGCAGAACGCCGCGTAATGCAGGTGAGAAAGCTCGTGAATGACGGTGTGCTCCGGATCCTTCGGATCGCCAGGTATAGGGGTCTCTGGATCTCGAACTCGAATCGTCGCCGTCTTGTTGTCCGCGAGGTACGAGCAGAGCCCGTGTACCGGCTGCCCAGCTGCGTTGCAGAGGTCGCGAACGTACTCCCACCGAACGCGCCAGTCCTGCAGGCGCAACACCTTCTGCCAGTACGCACCGAGTGCGGCGAGGTCCGGACGGTTCACGGTGCCACCTCCGGCATCGGTGTCTCCTCCGGCATCGTCGACGCTGGCAAACGCATGTCGGGCGGAGGACCGGGAAGCTGAGCGCCCTCGTCGTCGGGGCTGCCGTCGCCATTCATGTCGCCCTTGACGGGCAGCGAGAAGCGCGCGGCCACCGCGCGCGTGTCGAGCTCGAGCCCCTCTCCGGCGAGCGCCGAGCGGCAATCCTCAATCGCCTTCGCCGCCGCGGAGAGGCTCTCGGCCTCGGCCTTCAGGTTCGCCGGCGGGCGCGTGTCCCAGGCGACCTGCGCGCGTGCGCCCACGAGCCGCAAGTGCTCAGGGAGCACCCACGGGAGCGCCTGCGAGGTCAGGGTCTCTGCGAGCGCTTCGGCGTCACCCTGAATCAGGTCGGATCGGATCGTCGCGTGGATGTTCGCATTAGCGAAGCCGGCGCCGCCAGTGACGGTGACCTCCTGGCCCGCGATGCAGATCATGAACTCCCGGTTGCAGTCCTCGATGGTCTGTCGGAAGCTCTCGTATCCGCGTCCATTGGACTCGAGAAGCTTCACATCGTACCCCGGCGTCATGCCGAATACGGTATTGATCCCCCATGCCATCACCTGACGGAACCATGCCTGCTTCTGCGGCTCGCTCGCACCCTGCGGCGCCGTGGCCACGCGAGCTGGATTAGCCAGCTTGCTGTTCCAGTTGCCTCTCAGGAAAAAGCTGTGTTCTTTCTCGATGTAAGCGCGCGCGAGAGACTCCCAGTTTCCACCATTCCACGGGTCTACTCGTCCGCCGCGCAGATGCAGAATCCACCGCCCGTCACCAGGAGTGATCGGCAGAAGGCCGTCGATCGTCTGATAATACCAACGGTCCTCCCACCAGCGATAACGCAGGTACTCTGGGTCCTGGCGAACCATGACCGGGTGCGGCACGCCATCGAGGTCGACCAGCTCGCCCAGGCCCACGCCTACGACGATGCCGTCCGCGTCGAGCATCGCGAGCTCGCTCGCGGGGAAGATCGCGTCAAAGTGCCCCGGTTTCCCCTCGGAGCCTTGCAGGTACGCGACCGCCTCCGGGTCCCCGGAGAAACGCTTCGGCAGGCGCACGAGGCCCTCCGTCCTCGTGCCCATCAGGCCCTGGTACACACCGTCTCGGCGAAGGGAGCGCGCCAGCTGCCCGACGAGCGATAGATCGCCCTGGCTGGCCATGTGTCGCGCCGTCTCGACATCAGACTGCAGCCATCGGGTGCGCGAAACAGGGAGCGGCGTGATCCGCCGGCCCTTGCGGCGCTTCCCGGTGCCGCGGGGGGCCGCGCGAACCGCCGGCGCCGCGGCCGGCGCGGGCGCGCCGAGCTGCGAAGCGGCGGCGGCAAGGGCGGCGGCGAGGGCTTGGCGCATCATGCGAGCCTCCAGCCGTACGGGTCGATGCGACCGCCGTATGGGTCAATGCGACCAGGCGTCATCCCGTCGAGGTCCTCGATGTCGTCGTCAGCGACCGCGGCCTGGCCCGGCGCGCCATCGCCATCGCCGGCGCCGTCCTGCGCCTCAACGAGCGCTGGAACCCAGACGGCGAGCTCGCAGGCATTGCGCCTGTCCGGCGAGCGTCCGAGCACCCGGCGGATCTCGTCGTTCGAGCTCACGCGCTTCCGGCCGCCGCCGGCGTCGAAGACCCGGGTGTGCATGAGCTCGCCCTCAAGCTTACCGTCCTCCGGAATGGCTCCGCCGTTCTTCAACCAGTCGGCGAAGTGACAGGCGATCTCGTCGCGGAGCTGTTTGTACTCACGGGGCCTGCGCGGGGCGGCCGTGCCGTTCACGGGCACGATGTCGATCTCGGCATCGAAGCGGCGAAGGGCGGAGAGCAACTTCGCGCCCGGGCCGTTGCTATCGAAGCACACCACCGGCTTCCGCTCGTGTCGTTGCCTCCGACTCCGTGCGACTGAGATCACGTGCTCGGCGAGCACATCCTCGTTGCCGGCCTTGTCGATCGGGATGATCTCGAGGATCTTGCGCGCGCGGCGCGTCGCGATGACGGCCAGGTCACCGTTAAATGCGACGTCAACGCCGAGCTGCAAGTAGCCGTCCTCAGAGGCGCTCTCCCATCGCTGCTCGGCCGCGCCAACGACGTCGACACCAACGATCTGCCCCTCCTCGTACCTGGGGAATTCGCCCTTGACGCGAACCGCGTAAAGGACTGAGTCGCGGCCCCATTCCTCCGCGCGTTTCTCGACCCACTCGCGCGTAGCGAGCCCAGGAATCCGCCTCTCACCGGTCCGCGCGTTCGGCGTGTCCTCGCTCGAGATGCGCGACACATACGTGTAGAACTTCTTGCTGCGATGATGAGAGTTGTAGAACTCGCCAACGGTGCGGAGCGGGTTGCCGAGGAGCAATTTCCGGACGCCGCCGGCCTCGTTTCCCTTCATCGCCTCGAAAACGGCGTCGTCAATGCCGCTCGCCTCGTCGAACACAAAAAGCATCTCGGGCCCGGACAGGCCGCCGATCGCATCGGGCTTGCGCGCGGTGTAGGCGAATATCTCTCGGCCGTCCGGCGCGCGCAGGCCCTTGGTCGGATCGTGGCCAATCCAGTCCGGATCTCCCAACGGAGAGCAGAACTCGCACGGGCGCGGCGGCCGCAGCGGATCTGCCTCGATCTTCGCCCTGCACTCGGCGCAGCGCCCGGCGGCGAGGTAGAAGCGCCGGATCTCCGGCCAGAGCACGACCTCGACGTGCTCGATCTTCGGCGCCATAATCGGCACGCGAGCCCGACGCCGCGAAGCCCAAAACCATAGGCACACCGCGGCCGCCCCGGAGCTTTTCCCTGTTTTGTGGCCGGATGCAACGGATACCGCGGCCCCCTCGGGCGCCATCGCGTCCATCCACTCCGCCTGCTTGTCCCAGGGCTCGAAGTGCAGGACCTCCTTGGAGAACGCGACCGGCCGATTACGGAACTCGTCGCAGGGATAGACCCGGCGCTTGCGCTTCGCGCGCTCCTGCCGGATGCGCTCCCGCAGCGACGCCCGCGCGCCGGCGAGGTTGTCGGCCGCGATCACGCTGCCCTCCGTTCCGCCTGCGCCCCCTCAGGCTCGGCCAGGCAGGCCTCGAGCGCGTCGAGGGCCCCGGGGATAGGGGCCAGGGCCGTGACGAGCTGCTCGACGAACGCCGGCCACTCGGGGTGCTCGTGGAGCCGGGCCTTGGTGGTCATCGCGCCGACCATCCGGGCCTCGAGCGCCAGCGCGTGCCGGATCTCTCTCGCCTGGGCGAGCTGCGTCGGGGTGCGGCCCGGGACGGCCAAGAACGCCAGCAGCGCAGCCGCGCGCTCGTGCACCGTCCCCGTGGCCAGCGCCGCCAGCTCCCCGCTCGCCGGGGGCGGCGAAGCGTCGTCCTCGCCGCTCACGGGGAGCTCCCAGGCCCCGTAGGGCACCTTGTAGAAGGCCTCGATGCGCTGGCGCAGCTCGTGACCGGGCAGGCGCTTGCCCGAGCAGAGCATCGACATCATGGCGGGTGTGATGTCGAGGCGGCGGGCCTTCGCTCCTTGCGAGCCCGGCGCATTGCGTAACATCTGCGCGCCAGCGTTCACACGTCGATTATACGCACGCAAACATTTCGTACACGAACGATCGCATCACGCGGCGAAGAAAGCGTTAACGGGCCCTGTTAAGGGCTGACGATCTCGAGACCTGCCCGGCGCCGTTCGCGGCTCGGTTTCAGCCCTTCACCACCGGAACCGATGCCTCACGCGTCTGCATGTGGTTAACGATTCACATGCAGACGCTTGACAAGTGCTTCAAGTTGTGCCGTCAGCGCTCGGCGTGCGCGTTCGCGCCTTCCCGCGGGCGCGGTGCCGAGGGCGGCGAGGGCGGCGAGGCCTGGCCGGCGAGAGAGCGCCAGCCTGCCCGGGGTGCTGGTTGTTCACCCAGGTTTCAATCGCGAAAAATTTGCGCGGAAAAGTCAGG